GAAGGCGTCCTAACCCTCACCATAAGTGCGAACGCTTGGATCAAAAACCGCTTGTTGCAGACGCTGGGATCGATTCAAGCCAACTCGTGAACGCCTGATTTTTTGCAACGCTGGGGTAGGCTTTCAAAAAGACATTCTCAACAATTGACCGCCAGTTTTTGAGACCGTACTCAACCGCGATGAGTGTTGATAGAACCGCATCCTTCATACTTCCAAAACCGGAGCCAAAATCTGGTAAGAACTGAGAGACAATTGGACCCCAGCTAGTCCTTAGCGAGTCAAAGATAGACCCAATAACATCAACTAACGTAACGGCAAATGTTTTGACAACTGAGAAGCCAGCCTTTATTTGAGGTGCCCACTCTTGAATGGTGGTGAGTGTTGACTGTGCAAAAGTTGTAACGCTCGTTAGCGCATCTTTGAATGAGAATTCTTTGATGAGCATCTGTCCGAGTTCAAGTAATACAAACTCGATGTTGTCTTTCATTGTTGAGAAGAGACCAAACAAAGATTGAGATTGTTTGATCATAGAGCCTTGGAATAGACCACCCTCACCGGTAACAGTCTGCATCGCTTTTGCCATGTTGTCATAGCTGAGCTTTCCCGTGGAAGCCATTTTCTTAATCTCAGCAGCCGTAACACCTAATTGCTTACTCAACAGTTCAAAGATGGGAACGGAACGGTCGGCCAACATGTTGAGATCACCCAACGATACAAAACCACCACCCGCTTTGATCTTTCCAAAAATGCTGACAAACTCAGAGAGAGGCTTTCCCGTTCCGGCTGCAACATCGCCAAGCGTTTTGATCAAAGACATTGAGTCTTTGGCATTGAAGCCAAACGCTAAGAGTTGCTGAGCGGAGTTTCTTAAATCTGTAAGTTGAAACGGTGTACTCGCCGCAAAAGATGAAAGTTCAGATAGAAACGCTTTGGCTTTATCACCGGAACCGAGAAGAGTACTAAACGCGATTTCCGCTTGCTCCATTTCTCCAGCGAGTTTGACCCCAAGACTTAAACCAGCAGCAGCACCACCGACACCAACCAGAGCGGCACCAGCAGCAGCAGCCGGACCCGCGATAGATAAGAACTTAGAACCTAAGCCACCGATTGAACTGACAAGACCGGACATCTTGCCACGTAAGGTGGTGATACCCTTAGAAAATGTTTTGGTGGCTATGCTTGCCCCGACTGCGATATTTCCAAATAGGGCCAATTATCCTCCCAGAGCTTTGCAGAAAGCTCTAACGGTGTTCTTCATCTGCTTTGCTGTCTTTGCTGGTCTGTAACGCGGTATCCAGTCCGATGGCTTAGAGGCTTTGCTATGCTCTTTCTTATGGCTGTTGTAGTACAAAGATGCCATCACACCAAAAGCATGCCAAAAATCAAAGATCGGCTCAACTTGATCTGCACAGTATTCAAACATGACTTCTGAACTTGGCATCTCTAAAACCTCTTTCAAGCTAAGACCCTTTGACCGCGCGAGACGTATTGCAAAAACAGACAAAGGGTCTCCTGCTAGTTTTTTACTTGTGCCTCAACAAGACTCGCCGTAGCTCCTGAGAGTATCAATGAGGTTTCCGCGATAGTCCGAAGTACGCTTGCCGGTTGAGTCCGTAACCACTCTTCCTCATCCAACAAGATCTGCTGTCCTTTCTCATCACATACCGCATAAGAGACAGCCTTAATGATTGCCTCGGTCTCGTCCTCGTCTGAGGTTTCAGTCTGACGGAATACCAACAGTTCAGAGAGTGATAGTTCTTTAATCCAAATGGTTACGCCCCACTGTTCAATGCGGAGCTTCTCAGTCTTTGGCTTGGCGTTTTGTTTGATCTTATCTTTAAGCAAAGTTCCTCTTAACTGGCAGCCGGTGTACCGATGGGTACAACACCTGCCTCTATATTGACTTGACCCTCATTTTCCAAACCTGCCTCACCGTAATCCCATGAACTGATACGCGCGTCCATAGTCCAAGTCTCATCTGCTGTATCGTCCGCACCTCGGAACTCTAGCTTGGCCGTACCGTCGGCATTAGTTGTGAAACTGGTATACATCGCGTCTTGATTTGTGGAGTCTGGATCGTAAGGAAAACTGACCGACAGTTCCCCATAATCAATCCGTTGAGAAGTTCTCTTGCGTTTTTCTGTAGCGTGCAAAACGTCTACAACCTCACGCTCCAAACCACCCCAGCTAACATCCGCGATAGGTGTAATCTCGTTTCCGTCCCAAAAAAATTTGACGAGTTCTGAATATTGAATACTCATTCAATCCTCCAAAAAGTGTTTGGAGGTATTTATGCGGGTGTGACTGAGATTTGAGCTTGACCGCTAAGAAGACAACCACCCGTTACAAAAGTTGGAACGGTTTCAACAAACCGGAACATAAAGTCTAAGGATCTGCGATACGTCCAATTATCACTAGCATCTTGCGGGCGCTCGCCAAATGACGTTTGATTTTGGAGCTTGCATGAGACACAAGTTTGACTGCCAACAGAGCCGTTATAGCCTTCCAATATTTGGCGTAAGGTTTCCGCCGTCTCTTCCATCTTTTGAAAGGTGTCTGAAAACACATCAAATTGCGTTCGCACTAAAACGTGTCCAAGAGCACCTCTTAAATGATGTGCATGAGTGGAACTGACCATAAAGAAAATGATGGCGGGTAATGTAGGATCGTTTGGCAAGTGGATAGGATAGATCCTACTGCCTACTAAGTGAGATAGACTGTCTTGAGAAAGTAAGAATGTTAGAATGTCGCGTTCAACCATAGGAGTATTTAGAGAGATTGGATGAGATTGCCCAATTCAATCAAGGCATGCTTTTTAATATACCTAGCAGCCTCAGCTTTTTTGGTGTGGAACGCGCTTCTTAAAAAGGGTTGTGCGGGTACGTGTGTACCATCTTTCTTTGTGTAGCCTAGTTCAACAAAGGAACTGTAAAAACGACCAGTAAACGAAGTGTCGCCACTGATCACAACGTATCTGATGTGTCGGCGAGAACGTTTTGCACGAACTTTGATTGATCGGGCAAGTTGTCCAGTATCAACAGGAACTCTTGCTTTTGCTTCTGCTTGGATTATCTTTGTTCCGCCTCTTAATGCGCGTCTCATCACTTTTTTGCCGGATGATACCTCTTTACCCAACCGGACGAGCTTTTTATCAAGCTCTTTAATTCCGGTGACAGAGATTTTCACTTTCTTAGCCATTTTCCACCGCCAATAAAACAACCTCTCTGTTCTGCTCTTCTGTGTTCCGTACAGACAAGACGTTAAATGTTCTGCTCCCAAACTCGATACAATCAAATGCCTGTACGTCGGTGTAACGCGCGGTAATTTGATGTGTGGTGTTAGCATGCATTGCTTTTGCATATTCAAGCTGAACACCATACAGAGGCTTAATCTCAGCCCAGACCGTTGCAAGTTCTGCATAGGTTGTATTATGCTGATTGTCCTTTGTGGGTCGTTTGATTGTGACCCGATGCCTGAGTTTTCCTGCTTTCAAAATATTCACCTGTACGAAACAACACAAAGTTGCATCAAAAGCCGCTCCACACCTATAGGAACTTGTATTGCTTTACCGTCTGTAACTTCCTCACGATTTTCAAACCAATGACCAACTAGCATTTTGATACAATGCTTTAATGTAAGAGGTACAGTGTCATAACCGACCACATACTTGATATTCACGCTATCTGGGCGCTCATATGTAGCGGGCCACGATACAGTTGAGATAGGTTCTATCCAACCTGCTACGTTAGTCGGTGTCATCACGTGGTAGTTGGTAGAGTCCAGAGTTGTAAGCTCGTTGGAACTGTTGTAGTACTTGATGTGTGTCACAGACTTGACAGGTTGCTTGGTAAGTTCAATGCGGTCTGGAAAGTCGTTTAGATAGCCGTCAACTGTGGAGTCACTAAAATCTCTTCCTGTATCTTCTTCAATAAACGCTTGAGCCGCTAAACAAAGTGACGCGATATAATCGTCCTCTGTTGTTCCATCAATTCTGAGATGTGTTTTGAGGTCTGCTGTTGAGACGTGTTGAGATGTTGAGTCTTTTGATGTGATAACGATCATAAAACTATCTAGTGTTGTGCGCATAAAAAGAGGCTCTGCAACGAGCTGCGCAAGCCGAAATTTGGTGGCCCAATCCGTACGGCGTTGCGTAACCAACGGTCCACCGATGTCTGACCGCATTCACGGCCACAGACCCCGCCTCGAAGACGCAAATCCAGAAC